GTGCTAGGTTGGCTTCTGATCCTACGAAGTTATGAGTACCCGCTTCAACTCGTTTCTTGTTCATGTCAGGTCCCAAGAAGTTATGAGTACCGTCAGCAATCAACTTCTTATTGAGCTTGCCATCACTATTAGGACTTTTGCCATTTTGCCAGTGATGCGTACCCTTCTCGGCATTTACAGTTGATGGGTTATTAGTGATAGAGTTGTGTGTACCGTTCTTCATTGCTTGTTTCGCATTCCTGCCGTCTAAGTTAGGGTGATTATTTAGAAAAGTTTGTTTGGCTTCAGGATTTTTATTCATCCAGTGATTATCTCCTGCAAACTTTTTTCGGAATTTTTCAGGATTCTGTTTAGACCAATGATTGTCTCCTTTTATCTTTGCTGCGACTTCAGGTTTAAGCATGGGATTACTTTTTCCAGCACCGAATCCAACAGGATCAATGTTTTGATTCATGCAGTTAGGTTTTCCATAATGTTCAGTTAGGTATTCGCCTTCTCGTTGTTTTAATGTTTCAAAGTCATCTACAAACTCCAATATCTCTCGGGTTAGTGTAGACTTATCTTTGATAGATAGAGGCCATCTACCCGAACCTATATACCCGTCATCTAGATTGTCAGTACTGTGTCTGCCGATATAGTATTTGCCATTTGTGTGAGTGGTTTTGTAAATAAAGTGTTTCATATCTTTATTTATCATAGTCTGCTGCATTTGTCAATATTTAGCCAAAAGAAAAGGGGACATTTCTGCCCCCTTTTCCCATATTGTACGTTAGTGGTCGAAAATCACTGGAAGGTGAGGTTCTGGACCGCAATTTCACCGACGTAGTCAGCCGCATTCCCAAACGAACTCGCGGTATTCGTCAATTCGATGTAGCCATAACGTGTCATGAATGAAACGACTGGCTCGAAAGTAGTCGGATCAAGAACGACGCCAGATGACATCAACGGAATGTATGGGCAGTAGAACGCAGCAGCGTCAGTTTCAGACGAACCCTTATAACCAACGAGAACTGGTTGAGTGTCTGGAGCATAGCTGTTTACGAATACGCGCATTGCACCATTGAGAGTACCAACGAACTTAGTGTTAGTTGGAGCTTCGAAAGTGCCTTCAGTAGTACGTGCGAATGCTGAAGTAGTTGCTGACTGAAGAACAGTCAACGATGCTGGAGATACAACAGCCCAGTTACCTGCACCACGACGAGTACGTTGTGCGATCAAGTTAGCAACACGATTGATGAGAACTGCGAGAGCAGCATGTTCGTCACCAACGTAAGTAGCTGTACCTGATACAGTTGCTTGGTTGAATGTATATTCAGTTGACGCAAGAGTTGCGAGTGAGAGCAAGATTTCTTGGTCGATTTCAGCAGTGATTTCTTGTGCAAGCGCTGCCATGATTTCTGCTTCAACGTCAATACCATGTTGTGATTGTGCGTCTTGTGCAGCTTCGAAAGTCCAGCGAGCTTGTAGCTTACGTGACTTTGCTTCAACAGCTTGTCTCAAGATTTGTACTGAGATTTGCTTTCCGCCATTACCTTCTAGAGAAGCAGTGTCGGCACCAGTGTAGTAGTTAGTGGAGGTTGCATCACTAGTAACGCGAGAATAGGCTTGCGCGATCTTGAATGGTGAAAGTGCTTCTTCACCAGCAGTTACAGAAGTTGCTGCTGCTGAGTTGTCAGTCAAGCTATTTGCATAGCGAACACGAAGGGTGTGAATCTGACCAACTGGGCCGGTCATTGGTTGCACGCCAACAAGTTCGTTAGCAATAACAGTAGGCATAACACGTCGAATTACTGGAAGAATAACGCGATTTAGAGTTGCGATATTACCAGCAGTTGTAGTGCCAGCTGAAGATTCAGCAAGAAGCTGCTTCTTCGTATTTTCAAACAATACGTTCATAGTTGAACGACGATTGCCTTTTAAGCCTTCAAGCAGGGCGCTTTTAGTTTCGTCCCAACGGCTTTCTAATAGTACTTTTGACATTATGTATATTCTCCTAAACTATGTCTAATTAAAGCCCTGCCAGGCGCTTGATGTCGATTACATTGTCTGTTTCAGACATATCGACTTCTTGTACTGTATTGGCAGTTTTATTACCAGTTGCTTCTACAATAACAGACTTAGAAGGCTTAGCTTCTGAACCTGTATTAAGAACGGCTGGCAAATACTTATCGAATGCGTTCTGTAGCTTTGCTGTTTGAACGCTTTCTAGTAAAGTCTTCATCACTTGAGCCTTTTCAGCGTTGAGACTTGACAATAGATTACCCATTACCTTCTCACGTTGATTTGATTCTTTAATGATACGGACTTCACGATCCTTTGATTCTACTAACTTAGTTGCTTGTGCAAGCTTAGCTGTAGCTTCTGAGATTTGACGGTCTTTGGCTGCAAGTGCCTTCATTACTTTACGAGTTTCAGCCTTATCATTGAGATAAGTTACTGAGAATTCGCTAGCGAATGATTCGAAAATCTTGCGGCCGAAGCTGTTTTCTCTAGCAGATTTGATGTCTTCTTTAAGTTGTGATAGTTCACCCTTAAGTTGATTTCCAACAAGACCGCTAACCTTCTTAGCGCTTTCGGCAATAAACTTTGCCTTGAGTGCTTCAAGTTGCTTGCGACCTTCTGCAACGAGCTTGACCTTAGCTTCTACTACTGCTTGTCTATCAACAGCGAATTCTTTGATTTCTCTTGATAGGGCGTGAACAATGAATTGTTCTAGCTTCTTTTGGTTTTCCATTTGAACCTTGCGATCAGCACGTAGTTCGCGGATTTCTTCGGCTAGCTTAGTAACCATGAAATCGTTGAACTTGGTTGCGTTTTCACGTAGTTCCAATTGAGACTTTACGCGGTCTTCGTTCATTGCTTGTCTTTCAGCGTTAAATTCTGCAATTTCTTCTGAAAGATTTTCTGTCATCATCTTATCTAGGGCTTCTACCATGACGTTACGATCATGCTCGTAACGTTGTGCAAATTCTTCATGAAGTTCTGCACGAACCTGAGCGCGAGCCTCAGTTAACTTAGATTCCCAGGCTTCGTTAAGTTCTCTGCCTACGTCTTCGTTAATGAGTCCACTTTCAAGTAATGGTTTGATAGCATCTAGCATATCTGTGATCCCTTTATTATAACTTTAGATCATTGATGAGGCGTTTTACTTCCTCAGCCAAGTATCTTTGGACTTGTTTGTTGCCTTGAGCGTCTTTAGCAATCTCTAATGCTTTATGTCCGTACTTCATGTTCTGAAGACCTTCATAAATTGCCTTAGGATATGCATTCGGAGCACTCGGTTGAGCAACGATATCTACAGTGATTATTTCAAAGTCACTGACTCGACCATCCATATCGTTAACGTTGCCGCTACCTCTACTGGACACACCGAGCTTCACTCCTGATTCCAACATTGTTCTTACGAGTTGACCCATTGGAGTAGGAAGAATCTTTAGTTTACCATAACCGTTTGGTCCGTCCATATACATATGAGTGATCATATGAGAGACACGGTCTAGGTTTATTTTTAGATCGTCTGGGTGATCGACTTCACCAAGCACCGAGTAACCCTCGTGTATTTGCTTGTTGAGAGTATCTACCGCAGTTTCAATTTCGTTGACGGGGTAAATACGCTCATTTGCGTTCTTTACCCCGCCTTGAATGAAAATCCCCTTCATGTAGAGGGTCTTAAGATCGGTGCCCTCATCCTTGACTGATTCGACCACCATATTGGCGCGGTCGAACGTGAGATTTTCTCTTAAATATAGAGCCATTATAACACCTCTTTTGGTTTGCATTCAGAAGCGGGGTGTGGACTCACATACCTACCGTAAAGTGGCACGTGAGTCCAACCATAGAGATTCGGGACTGATTTTACGTTTGCCCGATTCTCACTTCTGATGTACAAAGCCATTTGCTCTCAGATTCCTTATCGTGTTGGTCTACGAGCAGGAGCACGCTTGCGTGATTCTGCTACTGGGCTCTTGGTGTTTTGACCGTCATCACCGTGCTTTGGCTTAGGTGCTGCGCTCAAATCTTGTGACTTCTTTCCTGGTACGTTCTTGAACTGTCCTGCACCCTTAAGATCCTTAGTAGGAGGAGCAGTACGACCCTTTTCATTACCGTCAGCAAACTTTACTGGCTTGCTGTCCATTCCTGCTTGTCCTGAGTTGAACGCTGCTGGGCTCTTAGTATATGCACCGTTGTCACCGTGAGTGACAGACACCTGCTGAAGATTGACGTTTTCCATCATCATGTCTTCGTCCATCTCGTCTTCTTCGTCGTCGAAATCTTCTTCGTCGCCGAAATCTTCTTCGTCTTCGTCGCCGAAATCTTCTTCGTCGCCGAAGTCTTCTTCTTCGCCTGAACCCATGATTTCTTCAAACTCTGCCATCAATTGGTCGAGCTTGTCTTCGATGCGGATTACTGCATCTTCAATTTCTTCGTGTTCGGCTTCTTCGTCGCCTTCGTCATGGTCTGCTTCAAGATCGTGGGTAAAATCTTCACCGTCTTCTTCTGCTTCGTCATCAAACTCGATGTCTGACTCGTCTTCTTCCATAACGCCTGATTCTTCGGCGTTGATTTCGTCAAGTAGATCACCTACTTGTCCGCCCATACCTTCGTCCATATCATCGTCCTGTTCTTCGGCCATAATTGACTCAAAGATTTCGCGTGACTTTTCTACTACGATTTCGTGAAAGAGTTCTGATGCTTGCTCGTGATCTTCATTGATTACGAGGTTGATCATTTGTTCGTATTTTCTGATATCCATTAAATTGTCTCCTGAATAGAAATGGCTTTGTATATGATATTTAAGCCATAGTCCAGAAAACAGCGTATTAAGTACTAGTTTTTTGAGTTTTTACTAATACTAATGGAATTTATAGACTAGGGGCGCCAGGAACGCCCACAGCAGGTTTAGTACCATACTGTTTACGTAACTTTTCTAGGTACTGTTGCTTCTCGAATGTTCTTACATCCAGCATTCTACGAAGCTTTCGAATCTGTCTAAGCGTCAACTTAGTCTTGCGTGACGTTCTATACACAGGTCTGCTGTTGTCAGAATTTACATCCTGTAGACCATTGACCGGCGGACTAAAAATATCTTCTAAAAGCATGACACCCTCATCAATATATTTATCATTATGATAAATATAAACGTAGTTCGCGGGTCAGCAAACCCCAACTACTCTAATGCTATCTTAGGAAACATCAGCATGACTATTTATCTATACAAGAAAACCCATAACATAACTGGATTAAAATACTTAGGTAAAACCGCACAATCTAATCCATATAAGTATCCAGGATCCGGAAAAATGCGGAGGTCGCATATAAAAACACATGGGTATGATGTTACTACTGAAATATTACGCGAGAGTGTCACTCTAAAGAAGAGGTAGCAGAATGGGGGTTATACTACTCTAAACTGTGGAATATAGTAGACGAGCGGGATAAGAATGGGAAGAAAACGTGGGCTAATCTAAAGTTTGAAGAGGGCGACGGAGGTGCAACTGTTTTTGGTGACAGCCATCATTCTAAAACTATTGAATTTAAAAATAGAATTGATCACGCATGGACTCCCGAAAAAAGAAAAAAACAAGGTGATCTGTCTCGATCACGATTTTCGCACATGTCTACTGAAGACAAAAAACATATAAGAAAAAAAGCAATCGACACTAGAACTAAAAATAACCCAGATTGGAGGAAAGACTTATCTGATAGAATGTTAGGGGAAAACAATCCTTCAAAATCTAAAGAAGTAATAGAAAATATAGCAGAAAGTAAATCAAACTGGAATGACTCCTTTCGAGAATATGTAATCAGTAAAAATTCTGGAATTAATCATTACAGAAACAACCCTAATTACAAATCAACTCAATTTGGAAAGGGGCACCCTAATTATAACCCCAATGCATACTCATTTAAAAATAAAAATACACTAGAAGAAGTTAGAATGACAGTGTTTGATTTTATAAAAACATACAACCTACATCAAGGAAATGTAAGTTTATTAATGTCTGGAAAAAGAAAATCTGTACGCGGGTGGATGTTA